GTCCATAAGCTAAGTCCAAATCAAATCGTTTATCGTTGTTCATAAGCATAGTTTAACTAAGCCTCCTAGATACATTAACACAGCGACTGCTTCAACAACAAACAAAGCATAGTCTCGCTGTTGCACACCTGACCAAGCCCACAGACCACTACCTACTAAACCAAACCAAAGGTTCAATGGGTAAATGTTCAGACTGGTCAATGCTATGCCAATCAGACACAAGCCTGTGCCTGTCCATTTCATTTCTTCTTCACTGCTTTCTTAGGCTTGATGTCTAAGTCAGCTTTAGTCTCGTCAATCATTTTCTCTAACGCTGTTCTTTCGTTAAACAAAATAGCGAACAAGTCCTGCAACTCTGGCTCTGTCAAGATGATTGACTTACCATTGTTGAAGTGAACTTCTCGTTCAATAATCCAGGTGATGTTACTGATGTTGAAGTAATACTGTCCAATTTTAATCATAATTTAAATACCTTTGTCCAAGCTGCGAAGTGATGAACTGTGCCTTTAGAATCCTTACAAAGACTATACATTCCGTCAATGTGGTCAAAAGTGAACCAATCCTCTATGTTGATGTCATAAGACTCGTCAGCAACTCTGACTTCTTCTTCATCGCTGAGTTTAAACTTAGTGCCTTTGTTGAGTGTGTATAACGGCACACACATATCTTCGATGTCGTGTTCGTTAATCATATTAAGCCTTTCTAATCTCTTTAAGAGTTCTTTTTACTTCCCATATCTCAATATCACCATCTTGTAAATACTGCCAAGCATAGTGTTCTAATTCTTTCTTACAATCTGCAGCAACAACTAACACATCATCTTGCATAATTTCCCAAGATTTATCTACAGTTCCAATCGGAAGATAATCTTTGTTGTCAGTCATTCTGACTCCTTTCTAAACTTGTCAATGGCTTCATCAAGCATGATGCCTGTTAGCCACTCCCAATGATTGCCACGACCATCGCAAGCAATCACAGTCGGTGCAACTACTTCCTCTGGTAAATCCCATGCAGCAGTCTTTAGCCAACGATAGCGTTCTGCGTCTTCAAACATATCTACATTGTCTTGAATCCTATTAAAGACATCTTTATTAAGACTACGCAATCTTTCAATCTCTTGACACAAAGCAAGGATATAGTTTCTTGTTACATGGTATTCGTCTTGTAATGCGTATTGACGAGCCTTTTCTACTAAATCCGATTTCATAATTCCTCCGTTGTTTCCAACATTCTACCTGTATGACTCTGATAAAGCAAATGACCTGCTTGACCAGTGAATCCGCTAAAGCGATTCTTCAACACTCGGACATGTGTCGTATTGCGTTCAATCAAGTCCGTAGCCTGTCCGTTACGCTCTAAGCCTATCACAATATCACTAAGTTGTGCAATCGCACCAGAGCCACGAAGCTGTGCTAATGATGTGGCTGCACCTTCCTCGTGTCCTTTAGCTTCAGGACGCTTGAGGTGTGATACGCAAATGAGACTGATTCCTGTTTCCTGAACCAACATACGAAGCTTAGTCATGATAGCGTCTAAAGCTTTTCGCTCATCGCCAACATCACCGCCTGACACAATGATAGACAAGTGGTCAAGGAACACATAGCCACAGTTCAAGCCCTTAGCCATATACCTTACTCGATTGATGATATTTTCAAGGCTAGTAGAACCAAAATGGTCGAAAAGATATAGCCTATCAGTTCCAAGTGTTCTATCAAAAGCATCTTTTAACTCCTCTGGTGTTACTTCTACATCAGGTAAATGGATTGGTCTGTTTACTGCTAACGACATAAGGCTTCTCGCAGTCTTTCTGACTCCTTCTTCGAGGAACATAAGACCAATGTTGTCAGTCGTCTTGTTAAGAATGTGCCATACAATCTCTCTAAGGAACTGTGATTTACCGAGACCCGAACCAGCAGTAACCATGACAAGCTCACCCTTCCTAATGCCATAGGTGAGTTTATTGAGGGCTTCGTATGGATAATCGCAGTCAGCTTTCTCAATAGGTGTAGATACCACTTCCCATAACGAGTTACCCTGAATAATCCCATCAGGTATATAAGACTCAGCACTCCACCAAGCATCAACATATTCTTTGCCTGAGTTGTTCTTAAGATAGTCAGCCGCATCTTTAAATCCTTTCTTGTGCTTTAACACTTTGACTTTGCCACCGAACAGTTCTGCTACTGCTTGAGCTGCTTTCTGCCCAGGCTCGTCAGCATCAAAGTCGATGACGATGTTCTCGAATGAATCAATGTATTCATATTGTGCTTTGCAGTCCTTCAAAGCAGCACTAGCACCGTTGCGGATACTAACAACAGGATACTTACTACCTTGCATCTGAAACGATGCCATAGCGTCAATCTCGCCTTCGCAGATAGTGAGATAACGACCTGCCTTAGCGAAGTTCTGTTGTCCGAACAAGATAGCGTCTTTGAACTCACCTGCGATGCTGAACTGCTTGTCCGCTACACTTCTGGTCTTCACCGCTACCATCGTTCCATCAGCGTCAAAGTAAGGGTAATAGTGCTTATTACCTAATGGGTCTTGCTTGACTCCATAGCTTAGGCAAGTAGCCTGAGAAATACCACGATTATTGATAGCATTAGTAGTAGCATTGTCATAGAAGTTAATCCTTGTCGTTGTTGGTGTCATTTTTTTACTCTGGTCAATTGTTCCGTCACTCTTTTTATAGGTGTGACAAACATGGCAATAGGTGTGATTATCATCATACAGACTGTTCCCATCACTAGAGCCACATTCATCACAGGCAATGTGTTTTACAAATTTAGAATCACTCATTTAACTTTAAATTCCTTTTTCAATCGTTCAAAGTCTTCATCTTGTAATACATCGTATAAGAAGTATTCAAGAGCTTCCCAACATAAGAAGAAGTGAGCATCTAAGCCATCATCTTTAATCTTCATGAGTATCTTGTCTGCTTGTTCAATCTTCAGTTTAGTTGCTTCATTCATCATCAAACACCTCATCAGGGTATAAAATTCTAATAGCTTTATCAAACAGTTTCTCTTGTTTCTTAGATAAAGTTCCTTGCATAATTGCATATTCTAAAGCATCTACATATACACCATCAGATAAGTAAATACCATCAGCACCGCACTCATCTTGATACATGAAACGACAGTAAATCTCTAACTCTTCTAATACTTGTTCTGCTTCTTCTTTAGTTTTCATTTTACTTCTACTCCTTGTTTTATTCGGTTCGGAAACCTGTCTTCTAACCAAAAGCATCTTCGTTCATAGTCATCGCTGATAGCTCTGTATCCTACCCATGTCGTAGCACCTTGTCTAAACGATGCACACTCGGTCATATTATCCACATAGTGGTTCAGTGAACCATAAGCAAAGCCACCCATAAACGACAAGAAAAATCCAATCAATACAAAGAACTCTTTCATACAGGTTCTAACCTATCGACCTTCTCATTGATGATAGCGATTAGCTTTTCCATCGTTGGTTCAAATCCATCTTTAAGACACAAATCAGCCATATCGTGCAATATGAAGTGATTATGGGCTTCATAGGCTTCAGCAGGTGTCATATTCATAAATTCAATCATAATTTTCTCCTTGTGTCATCAATGTTAATTGACAATCCATAAATGTCAAGACATAACAACAAAATAAAGTTCTTGACAGTTTTTTCAAACATCGTTATAATGCTCTTCAACACAGTCTTCAATGTAATGCTTTGAAAGTGTATCTCTAAGTGGTTGTTGATATAGCAAGCGTTAAAGACTCTACATAGTGGACTATATAGACCTAAAGCGTTCACCTCTCGTCCCACATATCTTTGTAGACACCATCTTCCATATCACCTAGCTCTGACACCTCATCGTCATCAAATAAGTTCTCAGACATCTCAGTATCTGCTTCAGTCATCAAATCAGACCGACCAACAACAGGCAATTTATAGCCCAAAGAGTTGATACATTCCTGACATAGCTCTAAGAACTCCATCGTGAAACCATGTCTAAGAGTTAGCTCATAGTCCGTTAATGCGGCATTGCAACATAAACATCTAGCCATAATAATCTCCTTAGTAAATAGCTTTTTCCACTAGTTTATAAATAAGACTAGCATCATCATTCAATGCTTCTAAGTCCACCTCTGCCAATGGTGTTCCATCGGTATACTCACCATAGCAGATGAAAGCATCGCTAAAGTCTGGGTAGTCCTTTGTGTCAATGCCATCAACCTCTAAACTACTAAAATCTATCTCTTTCATAAAACCTCCTACAATCAATTAAAATTAAGATACCTAAGCATCGGTATAGACTGTATGTCAAAGTCGTCTATAAAGTGCCTTAAAATGCGTTTAAACCACCATTTAGAACAATGATTCTCCTACTTTCTTTAGTGCTAAGTTATACAGACTGATTTTAGGTTGGTGAATGCTCTTCTTTTCCACTAAGTAATCACCAGAGGTCATATACTTCACTGCTTCTTCATGCGACATAAAAACCCTAATGAGTTCATGGTCTTCACTTCTTAATTCATAGCTCTTAATCATGGCTTGCTCTCCTTAAAGCATCAATGGCACTTTTTAATCCTGTTTCAGTCATAAGGTCAATTTTAGCTCGCAATAGTGCGTTATATCGCACATTATCGGGTTCATCATCATCATATTGGCATAAGAGATATAAATCATCTCTCAATGGGCTTAGTCTATCCATATTAGTTTCAATTCCTTTTGATATAACATAAATTGTGGGTTAGATTTTACAATCATTGCTCGCAATGTGTTCATGTTTTTAGTTTTGGTTAAGTTGATGCGATACTTTCTTTTCTTACTCTTACCTGCGTGGAATCGTGCAGGTTTAGCAGGTTCAAAATAGCCATAGATAGACACCAATCTTGATTTGCCTGTCTTAGTGTATTCCGTAGCCTTTCCGACCTCTTGAACGAGCTTTCTACGCTTTAGTGCAGTCATAATACAATGAACAAGATTAGGCTCTTCTTGTAAGTCTAAGGCAATCACTAATTCTTTAGCGGTCATATTGCCTTTTTGTAGTAATTCCACTACTTCAGTTGTTATGCTCATAAATCACCTGTTAAATAGTCTAATCTTTGGAATGTTTCGTAATCTATTTCGTTATTCCATACACTATACAAAGTAGCTAAGTATCTTTGTGGGTCTGATTCATCAATCCATATATTGATTTCTATTGTGTTATCCCATGCGTGCCAATAGTCCTCTAGGATAATATCAGGCTCTTTATGGGTATCTTTGATACCTGCAATTAAACCTTTAACAAAAGCCTTGATTTGGTTTAGCTCACTATTAGAAAGGTTCTCAATGTTTTCAGGATTTGCGGTGTAATTAGTCATTCTTTTTGCCTTTCTCTGTTTGAAGAGCAAATATAGCCCTATTGTAGCCCTTTAGATAGTCTTCCAAGCATGTTTGCTCTGGTTTCATACCCTGACCCATATAACCATCAAATAAACCCTTAGCGTAGCTTTCTAGGCTACTATAATCGTCAATCTTCATTCTTCAATCTCCTCTAAAATAACATCGTCATAACCTTGCGTAATCCATTCATTAAAATCAATCATGGCTTTATCTTTGTTTTTACCTTCATACATAGCACAACCACCGACCCACACGATATAAGTATTCATTTCTTTACCCTTTCTGATGGTGGAGTCCAGCCCATAGCCTTAAACCTAGCTAGAATGTCGTTAAATTTATGATACTGCCAATTCTTATCATTGATTGGCGGATTGGTGTTGCTATAGTTGCTCTGTTTAATTTTCTTCATGTTTAACCTTCCCTGTTTTTTAATTCATCTTCTATGGCATTCTTTAGGATAATGTCCTTAACCCCTAGACTAACAATAGAAAACTGTTTCAATAGCGTTTTTAACTGCCTGACAGTCATCTTTTTAATATCCATAATTACTCCTGATTAAAGGCTTCTTCAAAGCTCATCGTATACTCATTAACCACATCACCTTGACCATCTATACAAGTAATGACAAAGCCTGAGCTTTCTTTTCTAACAATCACATAGCCACCTGTATTGCAAATGCCGTTATCGTCTAAATGTAAGGTTCTTGTAAGGTTCAGAGCCTAGAATGTAGTCATGGATAAGCAATAACGCTTACCAACACTAGGAGAAACAACCATGCAAGACTTATCAAAGATTCAACAAGTAGCAACTAGATTTGTAGCCGTGACTAATCAATCATTGCCAGAGCATTTTGACATTGACCTAGGCATTGCACTAATGG